CTGTTCACGGTCAGACATGAATGAGAGAGCCGCACCGACTGTTGATCGAGGCCTCGGCCCGTCTGCTCTCCTGTGGCCATCCGGCCCTGGCGCTGGACCTCAGGCAGCTCGCTGCCAAGTGGACCCCAGAGGGGGAGAGAGAGCTGATCGGTGGCACCTGCGAGCTGATTGATGGACAACAAGACCAGGCGAGAAAGAGAGCTGGCGATGATTCGCCACTGGATTCTTCAGGCGCTGTTCCTCACGGATCCGACACCGCTGCCGGTGAAGACTCTTGAGAGGACAGTCCACCAGCACATCAAGATCTGGCACGCAGACCTGGTGGCTGAGGTCGTTGCCGACCAGTCCCTCGTGCTTGAGCGCGCCAACCTGGTGCGCAAGAGGCAGGGAGCGTGGGCCCTGACGGACAAAGGCAGGGCCGACAGGCGCGAGGTCGCCCGGTTCATCAATCCAACTGACGGAGCAGCTTGATGCCATTGCAGGAGAACGTGTACCGAATGAGCGACGGCCCGATACACAAAGAGGCTGGAGATCATGAAGGCAAAGTGCTGATGTACCACCCGGTCATTGGCTGGCACGTCGGATTCATTGGGGCTCCACTTCCGGGTTGTACCCACTGGACATTCCTTCCACTTATTCCACCGAAGCACCATGAAACTCCACCGCTGGACACTGCAAGAGGCCATGGCCGTGAGCCGATCGACACGATGGGACCACAGCCGGAACGAGATCAAGGCGATTGCTCTGGCGAGTGAGGCCGTTGCTTTCTTTGGCAGGGCCCGCCGCCTTGACTCGATCACCACGTCCGACGTCGATGCCTACGTGATGCACCTGCGGAAGAAGGGCAACAGCGCAGGCACCATCAACCGCAAGCTCAACGCCCTGTCGGCGATGTTCAGTGACGCCATCGAGCGGAACGGGTGCAGCAAACGCCCTTGCATCCGCCGCTTGACCGAACCACAACACAGGATTCGCTACCTCTCTGTGGCTGAGGAGATGCAACTGCTGTCGCTGTTCCAGCAATGGGGCGAGAAGGCGATGCGTGAGGCCGTCGTCGTGCTGATCGACACGGGCATGCGGCGAGGCGAGCTGTTCCGTGCCAGCACCATGGACGTCGACGCTGCCGTCAACATCATCTCGATCTGGGAATCCAAGGGTGGTGTGCCCAGGTCGATCCCAATGACGCAGCGGGTGCGCTCAATCGTGTCGACCAGGTGTGCGATGGGCGGGGGCCTGCTGTTCCCGGAGCTCAGCGCTGAGGCTTTCCGGTATCGGTGGGATCGTGCTCGCGCGGCGATGGGCATGGCCGCAGACAAGCAGTTCGTCCCTCACGCCTTGCGCCACACCTTCGCCAGTCGACTGGTGCAGCGGGGCGTCCCCTTGTTTGTGGTGCAGAAACTGCTGGGCCACGGGGAGATCCAGGTCACATCTCGCTACGCCCACCTGTCGGACCGGGAGCTGCATCAGGCGGTCGACGTGCTGCAGGGTTCGGTGCCACCGGAGCTTTCAGCAGCTAGGTGCAGCCATGGATGAGATCGGTCGCCAGGTTGCGCTTGAGCGGGAGATGTTCCAGCTGGGGGCGGACAGGCAGGTGCTGTTGTCCAACCAGCGCAAGCTCAAGCGGATGGTGTCGCTGTCTCGCCCCGGGTTGGCGCTCACCGTCGTCGGGGTGGACAAGCTGATCGGCGTGTTGACCGAGCATCGCAACACCATCAAGCGAGGCGAGGCGGGCCGACGGTACGCCTACCTCATGCCGCTGCTGCAGATCAGCCCACGCCGGGCGGCGGCGACAGCTGTTCGAGTTGTGGTCGATCAGATCAGCCAAGAATCCAAGCTGCATGCCATGGCTTACTACCTGGCCGACATGCTGTGGATGGAGGCGATGCTTGCCCGTGCCAGCAAGGGTGAGCGCATCAGGCACGGGCGAGTGAGGCGCCGGCTGCAGGCCAGGATGGGCAGCGTTCGCAGGATGAAGAACACCGTGGCGTGGACACCGCAGGAGCGGCTGTCCGTTGGCGTGTTCCTGATTCACCTGGTGGCGCAGCACACGGGCCTGATCGAGGTGGCGACCGAGGTGACGTCGCCCCGCCGAACCACGAAGGTGGTGCGGGCCACGTCTGCGTGCATCGACTGGCTGGACAAGGCCGAGAAAGACCAGCAGCTGATGTGCCCGTTTGCCCTGCCGATGGTGGCTCGGCCACGGGACTGGCTGTCTCTGGAGGACGGCGGCTACTACGGCGCTGTGCCCTTCAGCGACCTGCTCAAGGGGCACATGGATCATCCGGCCATCACCGGAGCCGAGCCCTTTGTAGGGGCAGTGAACCGCCAACAGAGCGTTGCGTGGAAGGTCAACGACTGGATGCTTGAGCAGGTGCAGCAGGCATGGGACCAGGGCCTGTCGATCGGAGGGCTGACGCCGAGGGAGGGGTATGAGATTCCCCCGTACCCGAAGCACCTGGCCGACGACGACCCGGAAGTGCAGGCCTGGAAGATGAAGGCCAAGCAGATCCACGAGGAGAACGATCGCAACCGCAACCGACGCATCGCCGCGGCCAAGCTGCTGTGGCTGGGCCGGAGGTTCATGCCGGAGCCGGCCATGTACTACCCAATGCAGCTCGATTGGAGGGGCAGGTTCTATTACAGGCCGCCGTTCCTAAACCCTCAGGGCGGCGACATCTCCCGTTCGCTTTTGATGTTTGCCAACGGCAAGCCGATCACCAGCGAACGGCAGGCGGATTGGTTGCGTGTCCATGGTGCCAATACTTTTGGCCACTCGAAGCTGAGCTGGCGGGCCCGTGTTGACTGGGTGCATGAGCAGCAGCAGCTGATCGAGGCGGTTGGCCGTAACCCATGGGGCAACCTTGAGTTCTGGTCAGCGGCTGATGATCCATGGCAGTTCCTTGCGTTCTGCAGGGAATACCAACAGTTCAACCACCACGGCTACGGCTACGTGAGTCGACTGCCCGTCGTGCTCGATTGCACCTGTTCTGGGATTCAGCACTACGCTGCCCTGCTCAGGTCTAGCAGCATGGCCAACATGGTGAACCTGCTTGCAAGCGACGAGCCGCAGGACATCTATTCCCAGGTGCTGCAGATGGTGCTCGACCAGGTGAGGCATGACGCTGCGGCTGGCGAGGAGCATGCAAGGAATTGGATGGAGCTGCAACCAGATCGCAGCCTTGCCAAGCAGGTTGTGATGACGCTGCCTTACTCGGCCGGCCATCAGGCGGTCATCTACTTCTGCAAGAGATGGGCCACCAAGCGCAGCAGTGACCTGCATGGCGCGCAGACTGGATGGTGCTACCGCAAGGGCGCAATGTCATGTTGCGCCTACATGGCGTCGATTCTTTATCGCATAACTGGAGCGATGATTGCGCCGGCCAAGCAGGCGATGACTTGGTTTAAGAGGGCTGGAGCAATGGCCGGCCGGGCTGGCATACAACTGGAGTGGACGACGCCAGCAGGCCTGCGGATACAGCACAAGTACATGGACTACACGGGCTCAAGGATCAGGCTTTATCACTTGAGCCCTGTTCCAATGGAGCTGATGACCAGCCATGAGCCAACGGGATTCAACCCCAAGCGGATGGGTAACGCACTCAGCCCAAACGTTATTCATTCGATGGACGCCAGTCACATGGCGTTTGTCACTGCCTCCGCCTTTGCGCAAGGCATCCAAAACCTAGGAGGAATCCATGATTGTTTTGCCACGACCGCCGCCGAGATGGATCGCGTTCGCGATTGCGTTCGCAATTCTTTTGCCGACATGTACTCAACTGACTGGTACACCCAGATCACTGATGAGTTGCTGCAGCAGCTGCCTGCAGAGATGCGAGGCAGTTTGCCCAGGCGCCCCAAGTTAGGCAGCCTGGACATTGACCAAGTTCGCCAATCCAATTACTTCATCACATGAACTTCAACGTCATTGACAAGGTTCGCCTGACCACTCCTGTCTGCAAGTTTCTATACCCCAAGCTGATTGAACCCGAGACTCGGTTCAACCCCGAGGGAACCTACAAGCTCAATGCTGTGATCCCTGCCGCCGAGGCAGACGAAATCAGCGGCGCTCTTGATGAGTTGATGACCAGGCATAAGGCCAGCCTGAAAGCACAAGCGCCAGGAGACTTCAAGTTCAAGCTAGCCGAACCCAGCTACTTGTTCGAGGAGTTTGAGATGGTTCCCAGCTTTATCATGAAGGTGAAACAAAACGCGAGCGGGGTAGATCGTTCAACCGGCAAGCGTTGGACGGCAGCCCCTGCCCTGTTTGATTCACGGGGCGCCTTGATCAAGGACCGAGAATCCCTGCGAAGCATGTGGTCTGGGACGATGGGCCGCGTCAGCTTTGACGCTTGCCCGTTCTACGTGTCCGCTGTTGGTGCCGGCATTACGCTGCGCCTCAAGGCGGTTCAGATCATCGACCTTGTGGAGGGCGGAGGCAGTGCCGAAAGCTTTGGGTTCGGGGAAGAGGAGGGCTGGACCACGGGCGGCAACGAGGCAAACGTGCCCTTCGATAGCAGCGCCAGCATCATCGACGAACCCTCCGACTTCTAAGTTCAGGTCCAGGTTTGAGGCCCGTGTTGCAGCGGGCCTTGTACGACAGGGGGTTTCATTTGAGTACGAAACACAAACCCTGTCGTACACCCTGGAGTTGCAGTACAAGCCTGACTTCATTCTTCCGAATGGCGTCATCGTAGAGACCAAGGGCGTCTTCCCATCGGACGATCGCCGCAAAATGTTGGCGGTCAAGCGACAGCATCCGTCTCTCGACATTCGCATTTGCTTTATGCGAGCGGGGGAGAAGCTATCGAAGGCGCCCAATTCCCTGACGTACTGGCAGTGGGCCGAGCGTGCTGGCTTTCTGTGGTGCGAAGGGGCGATACCTCAAAGCTGGTACACCGATGTCATCCAAGTTTCTCAAGCACGAACCCTGCCCTGAATGCGGAAGCAAAGACAACTTTGCCCGGTATGACGACGGGCATGGCCACTGCTTTGGTTGCGGCCATCAAGAGCAGGTGACCAAAGACAAGCCGCCTCCACCCATCCCTCCAATGCCGCCGCCACGCACTTCACTCCTGGAGTTTGCAAACCCTCGCGCTCTCGCGAAGCGAGGCATCACCCTTGAGACCTGCACGCTGTTCGGCTACGGGGTTGGCGTCCACCAGGCCAGCACCGTTCAGGTAGCTGCCTACCGCAACCAGCGGGGCGAGGTGGTGGCGCAGCACCTGCGCTATCCCGACAAGAAGTTCAGGTGGCTTGGCGACTCCAGCAACCTGCAGCTATGGGGCCAGCACCTCTGGCGTCAGGGCCACGGCGGCGGGACCGGCCTCTTCGTCGTGGTGACCGAGGGGGAGATCGACGCCATGTCGGTCAGCCAGGTCCAGGGCAACAAGTTCCCGGTCGTCTCCCTGCCCAACGGTGCGCAATCGGCGAAGAAATACCTGGCCGCCAATGCCGCATGGCTGGGCCAGTTCAGCCGCATTGTGCTGTGCTTTGACTCCGACGAGCCGGGTCGCCAGGCCGCCGAGGATGCGCTTGCCGTGCTTCCCCTGGGCAAGGCCGCCATCTGCCGCCTGCCCCGGAAGGACGCCAACGAAATGCTGCAGGCAGGGGAGGGCGATCTCCTGCGCGACCTGCTGTGGAAGGCGGTGCCATCTAGGCCGGACGGGATCGTCAACGCAGGAGATCTGTGGGAAGAGCTCACCAAGCCCGTGCCAATGGCCGCGGCCGAGTACCCCTGGCCCATGCTCAACCGGGTTTGCAGGGGCTTCCGCAAGGGGGAGATGGTGACGCTGACGGCAGGCAGCGGGATTGGCAAGAGCTCTCTCTGCCGTGAGCTGAGCCATCACTTCCTGCGCAGTGGCCTGGCCGTTGGCTACATCGCGCTGGAGGAGTCGGTGCGCCGAACCATGCAGGCCCTGGTCGGCATCGAGCTTGGCGTGCCCATTCACCTGGAGCCGGACCGGGCCACGAGAGATGAAATGCGCGTGGCGTTTGACCGCGTGTTTGCCGCCGGCCGGTGCTTCCTCTACGACCACTTTGGAAGCATGGACCCCGACCGATTGGTTGAGCAGATCAGGTATCTGGCAGACGGGGAAGGCGTCGACGTCGTAGTCCTCGACCACCTGACCATCGTGATCTCTGGTCTTACCGACCTCGACGAGAGGCGGGCGATCGACGCCACCTGCACCAAGCTGCGCCAGGTGGTTGAGCAGTCGGGTGTCGGCCTGATCCTGGTGTCGCACCTTCGCCGGCCAGAAGGCCGCGGCCATGAGGAAGGCGCACAGACCAGCCTCTCCCAGCTGCGAGGCAGCCACGCCATCGCTCAGCTGTCGGACATCGTGATCGGCGCCGAGCGCAACCAGCAGGGAGACGTGTGCGAACGTAACGAGCTACAGCTGCGGGTGTTGAAGAACCGGTACACTGGAGAGACTGGCGTTGTCGACAAGCTCTTGTACGACAGCCAGTCCGGGAGGCTGATCGTCCCGCTCTCCCACTACTTCGGATCGTGATGAACCCCTGGACCAAAGAGGAAGACAACTGCCTTGAGCTCTTTGTTGGCGACAAGCTTTGGCCAACGGTGCCGTCCACTTACAACCAGTGGGCCCGGCGCAACGGATTCCCGGAGCGGACCCGGACCGCTCTTCTCAAGCGAGTCGAGCTCAAGCGGTGGCGACGCCGCGTTGAAGGCGCATGGATCACCACTGGCACCATTGCGCAGGCCCTCAACCTGTCGTACCGAGCGCCTGAATACTGGATTGCTGAGTGCGGGCTGCCTGCCACTCGCCTTGGCGAGGGCCGCAGCTACCCCTACTACATCCGGCGTTCCGACCTGGTGAAGTTTGCACGCAGGCGAAGGGATCTCTTTGCCGGTTACCCGCGGCGGGATCTCTACCGGTTGCTTGAAGATCCCGAGCTTGCGATAGAGCTTGCCGGCATGCGACGTCAGCGCCCACGCATGACGGCGGTGCAATGCGTTGAGACCGGGCAGCGCTTCAAGTCGATCTCCGAGGCGGCAAGGGCCGCCGCATTCGTCAGCAGCCAGCGGCTACGCCAGGTGCTGGACGAACCAACTCGAACGGCCAACGGCCACCACTGGATCTCTGTCTCGTGACTCTTCTGATTGACGCCGACCACCTCATTCACTCTGCATGCTGCGCATGCGAAGTGGACATCCGCTGGGACGAATGGATTAACACGCTTCACCTTGAGATTGCCGATGTGAAGGACCTGATTGGCGGGCGAGTTGCGAACTGGCAGCAGCTCACTGGTCACAGCGACGTGGTGATGTGCTTCAGCGACTATCCCACCTTCCGTCATGACCTTGTGCCCGAGTACAAGGCGAACCGAATTGGCAAGCGCAAGCCCCTCGGCATGCGCGATGTGCGGCGCTGGGTGCAAGACGACTATCCCAGCCGCAGCTGCCGCGGCCTGGAGGCGGACGACACCATGGGCCTGCTTTCCACCGGTCGCGTTTACCCGGACCCGATCATCGTCTCGGTGGACAAGGACATGAGGACCATCCCAGGACAGTTGCTTCAGGCCGACGAGGTGGAGACCATTCACCCGGCGCAAGCCCTGCGCTCATGGATGACGCAGACGCTGACCGGCGACAACACGGACAACTACCCCGGCATCAAAGGTGTTGGCCCGGTGAAGGCAAACCAGATCCTGGGCGAAGCCGGCACTCTGCCCGAGATGTGGGACAAGGTCGTCGCCGCCTACCAGAAGGCCGGCCTTGGCATGAAGCAGGCCCTGTCCAATGCACGCATGGCCAGGATCCTGAGGGTCGGCGACTACGACTTCAAGACCGGAGAGGTCCGCTTGTGGGATCCTGACCGCGACCCCGCAATGAAGGCTCATGGATGACAGCCTGTTTCCGCCTGTTGACGAGCTCTTGCTGAAGAGGCTGGAGGAGATCTATCCAGAAAAGTGCCCGGACATTGCGGCATCTGACCGCGAGATCTGGGTCTACGTG